AATGGGGTGGGGAGTCGAACCCAGAAAAACCCTCGTGTAAGGAGGGTAACGGCCCGGCCGTTATGATGAATAAATCCATCCATCTCGCCAAGTGGGAACGATGGGCTTCCCAACTAGACCGAGGAGCTTCTCAGTCTGTGGCTGCTAGAAAAGGGCCATAAAGACGTCCCATCTGCGTTCATTCGCTTAGAGACGGCTCAACAGCCCAATGCGTGTCGTGAATACGCAATTACTTACGACCTTCATCTTGCTGCCGAGACAGCGGAATCGCATATCTGGCACCGATCTGAATTGATCGTGACGGCGGCGGAACAGGGCAAAACCCATCCTGATCGTCAGAGACGTCGAGATAAGGAGAAACCTCCAATCCTCCGCAGTCCTCCACCATTTTCCGTGGTGGCACGCTCGATGAAGAACTCACCGGTCCCAAGCCATACTTGGCCAGGGCATCGCGGATCATACTTTCCACTAAATCCTTACTCTCGGACCCGAGAGATGAGAATGAAGGCGGAAAGAAATCCACGGGCAATTTGATTACCCAGATGTCAGCGCCCATTGTAGTGGGGGCCGTCGTCCAGTTATCAGGAACCACCCCGATGACATTCTGAGATTCTGTCGCCCCTGCGAAGTTGTAGAGCCCGATGAACGAATAGCCGAGATCATTCGTGATCGTCGCACCAAACGAATCAAAGCAGGTATCCCAATTCGCAGAAGACGTGCCAATGCCGTTCGACATTAGATGATACCCAATATTAGGATACATCGCAGAGGTCGTGGCGGCGCTGGTGTTCGGTCCCGTAAGGAAAGAGAGTCGCGAAACCCCGGAGCCAATCAACTGAAAGGAGTTGTTAGTGACACCGTTGGTTTTACACGCGAGGTTCTTCACAAAGAGATAGAACCCATTCGCCGACGTCGGCACGGCAAACTGAGTCGCAGTCGACCAGCCAGAGGCAGGTAAGCCCCCATTGTAAGGAACGAGGCTCAACCCATTGACTTGCCGATACTTGCGACCAGCGCCGAGAGCACTCGAGTCCGTGATCGCACACCAATTCGAAGAACCAGGAGGCGAATCATAGATACTCGAGAACATCGACATACCACCACCACGGGTGGGATGGATGTTCGGTTGCTCAAGAGTCACGTCGTAGATGACATACAGATTACCGAGTTTCACAGGCGTGGCCGGCGTTGTCACGCCGGTCGTGCTAACCTGCACACGGCACCAGTCGTAGAGGAGCTCATCGCGCTCCACGACCGGGTCCGAGTCAACCCTAATCATGTGCTTCTGCGTCAGCGTCATCTTCTTTGCACACTCAATCGGATGCAAGAAGCTGACTGAAGGCTTGGCGTGCGTAGAATACGCACTATCCTTAACCTCCTGGTCTGTATCGAACGGTGGTCGATTCATATCATACTGACTCGAGATAGTCACATCACCCAACGCAGTACCGGTCGCGTAGTCAGACGAAGTTGATTCGTACTGAAAAACACAGCCGTTGAGCTGGTAGGCTTGAAAACTCGGAGCCACCTGAGACAGCCATGGAAATGTCCGACTCAGGCCCGGATTCAGGTTAAACGATTGCGTAGCAAACGTCGTACCCGAGGCCGGCGTCATAATGGCCGTAACGAACTCGCGGTGTTGAACGCGGGGCCGTGGGCCTTCGAAAGCATATTGCGTGCCTTCGAGATTCATGACGGGATGATCAAATGAGTCCGCGTTGAATAGAGTATTTTTACGCGGAGTAATGAGGCAGTTCGCTTTTTGCGTACTGTAATCCCCACCACCAAAGAGGCGGCGGAATGCCTTGACCGACCTTCCGATCGAGTCAACCACTCCGCCAACCTCCTTGCCCAGGTTGCCCCCAAGAGTAGCATAGTCACCGCGACCTTTCAGTTGCACGATGGCTAGCTTCTTCTTCGAGGGTTGAACAGCCTGCACTTTAGCCGCATTCAACGCGGCCTTTAGCGCAGCGGCCTTCTTGGCTTTGTTCTTGTGTTTCGCCATTGCACGATTGTTATTCACTCACGTACTCAGCGGAAACACGCTGAACGCAGCCAGAAGGCCATTCAAGAACATTGTTTAAAGGCACAAGTTCACAAAGCCCAACGACACTTAGCACGCCGCCTCATAGCCAGTGTGGATATTCTGATACGCTGCGATCGAACGCACACGCTTCGAATCCACCTGGTGAAGCAGACGCACGAAATCACCAAATCGAGGGTGAAAAACGTACTCCGTGCAAAGATTGTCGAGGGTGTCCGCTAGGTACTGCACTTGGGATTTCTCCATCTTGTACAATCCAAACGCTGACTTATTGAAGTTGAGCGGGACACTGACCCATTGAGACTCAGGCCCTGAGACCTGGCAGAACTTCATCGAGCAAAAATTCTGCTCGTGAAAGAACCCAGCCTCCGACTCAATCGTGACCACTCGGCCGCGATTCTTCAATTGCCACTCGACAAAATCGTTGACGTCGGCAATGCCATCCTCAACGGTGTCGTCGCCCATGGCGATCGTGGCCTCTGGATCACTCGGCACCCCTTTCGAGATGTCATAGTAAACCCGGTCGGCCAACACCGTCTTGCAGTTGCCGTCGATCGTCTTAAGCGCTCCCGAGGCTTGAATTCCCGGAAATAGCTTGCGACAGACGACTCCATTACTGAAAACGAAGGAGCCATAGTTCAACGCCTGGTGACGTGCAAGTGCAATCGTCTGCCAGCGTGAAAACAAGGCCTCATTCGTAAACTGCGTGAGACACAGTCGGTTGTCTAACTCGAAATTATCATCGAGCTGCCAACCAGCGACTGTGAAGTCATGCCCAGAGCGATCAAATGATCGCCACCCCTTGGAGTTCTTTCTCCCGTAGCGGCGAACCATCCTATTCACACCTCCATACCTGAAACTGTATCCCGGTTTCATAGGCTGGAGCTCGGCATGCTTCATGGTATTGTCAAGCATAATGGACCACAGAACACGGTCGACGCATTGATCAATGAGGCTCACGCCCCAGATTAAGCGCCAACGTCTCTGGTGGACCTTCTTCATCTTGTGCGGCTCACGTTTCTGAAAGATCCGTATCGGATCGGCTACTTCCCATTTCGCC